ATGGGAGTTACTTAAATGAGTGAATACAGCCCACACCCAGCGATTGAATACATTTGGGACAATGCGCCGGCATATGCCAAAGCAAAGGGCGAACTGGCGCAACTGGAGGCGTTCAAGTCAAGCTTAAAAGCCATCCTTATGAAAGAATCAGGCGAAACTAGCATTGGAGGCCAAGAACGAGAGGCTTACGCCAGCCCAAAGTATCAAACCCATTGTGATGCAATTGGGGCAGCAACCGAGCAGGCCGAGTTGCTTAAATGGCGCATGACAAGCGCACAAATGCGATTTGATGCCTGGCGTACCGAGCAAGCCAGTAACCGACAAATTGAGAAAATAACAAAATGAAAGATTATTCTGAAAGCCTTATTAAACTTAAAAAATTGATGCACCAATATCAAAACGCAATTTTAAAAGGCCAATACAACGCATCTGCTGATATTGCCGTGGATATGCAAATTGTTGTTGTTGATCTGCAAGAATGGTCGGAGGCTCAAGTTGAACAAAGTACAACGCAAACACTTTGAAAAACTTGCAGAGCTTGGATGCTCGTTGTGCCGACACTTAGGTTATGGGGAAACACCCAGCCATTTGCATCACATAAGACGATTAGGGATGAAACGTGAAAATTCGCCGATTATACCGTTATGCCCAAATCATCATACCGGCAATGATGGGGTACACGGACTGGGTAAAAAGGCGTTTGCTCAAAAGTATGGGGTTACAGAAGAAGATTTACTAACCCAGACAGAGGCGTTATTGTGATTGCCACACTACAGTTGCCGTTACCGCCATCAATGAACACTTATTGGCGCAACTTTAGGGGCAGAACAATCCTTAGTCAAGGCGGTAGAGATTACAAATTAGCGGTGCAAGAGTACGTTACGGTCAACAAAATACCTAGTTTTGGCTCAAACAGGCTTATGGCGATCATTACAATCTTTCCGCGGGATAAGCGCAGCATTGACCTAGATAACCGGCTCAAGGGCTTATTTGACGCTTTGCAAGACGCAGGCGTATTTGATGATGACGGTCAATTTGACAAGATCGAGATAGCTAGAGGAAAGATTAAGAAAGGTGGTGGATGTACAATTGTGATTGCAATTCTTGAATAAATTAAGCACAATATAGCAATGGAAAAAGACGCTGCCGCTTTTATCTCCGTTTTGCTGCATAGCGGCACGGTTGCCCATTTTCAGCATTTCTCGACAGATTCCTATGCAAAACATAAGGCTTTGCGAAAGTATTACAACCAAATCATTGACCTGGTTGATACATATGCTGAATCGTACCAAGGCAAATACGATCAAATCAAAAAGTTTCCATCAGACTTTCACGGTGAACGAGAGCCGGTCAAGTATTTTGAAGGTTTGAAAGAGTTTGTTGAGGAAAGCAGAGAACATCTGCCGCAAGACACGGAATTACAGAATATTGTCGATGAAATTGCAGGCTTGATTAATAGCACGTTGTACAAACTTAGATTCTTGAAATAAGGAAATCACCATGAAATACGGTAACGACTTCAAACGCCCAGCCGGTGCAGCATCATCAGATACTAAGGTCGAGCGCAAAGAAATGAAAAAAGACGGTGTTGGAATGGGCAAGATGGATGCCGTGGGCAAAGACAAGAAATTTGACACAGGCCGCACAGAAGGGATTTGCTACGAACATAAACGTGGCGATTAAATCGAAAACCCAATAACTCGCAATTATTGGGCTTTCTAACCAAACATAATAGGAGTTATGAATGGCTGCTATCAATTCTAGTGCCTCATGCTACGACTGTCTATTTTGGCGGCGTGGTGATCTCATGGGGCTATGCAGACGCTATCCCGAAACGTTCAATAAGCACCAAAGCGATTGGTGTGGCGAATACAGCAAAATTGTTGTAAATGTTGAACCGTATCAAGAAGTTATGAAAAAGCGTGGCAGACCTGCAAAAGTCGAGGCTACAGATGCTTAGACCATTACAAGATAAAATCGTTGTTAAGCCGCAACCACGGGTAAAAAGCACAATTATTGACGTAATCATGTCTGAGAAAGATAATATGGGTACGGTCATAGCAGTCGGGCCGAAAGCCGCAGATAAAGTACAAGTGGGCGATTTCGTTCGCTTTGGTACGATGGGTAACGATGAATACCTTAGTTATCACGAATACCACGAAGGGCAAGAAAAATACCTTGTAATGTCTTGGAAAGACGTTTGTTTTGTTCAAATTTAAAGGATTATCATGGGAAATTCAGTCGCAACTGGCGTGGCTTATGCTGACCCAGAGTTCACTACCGTTTACGCAATCGCAGAAATTGGCTATGCGGCAGATGCCCAGGGCGCAGTTACACAAGCCACAAGCAAATCAACTGGCGTGACGCTAAACAAGTCAGCCGGTAAGATCACAATGAACGGTGCAGCACTTGGTGCTGGCGCAACCGCATTGTTTACGCTAACCAACAGCATGATTTCAGCAAAAGACGTTTTGATTGTTAACGTTGGGTCTGGTGGCACAAGTGGCGCATATTGGCCTTACGTTGCAAACCTGTCGGCAGGAACTGCTGTAATTGGTCTTTACAACAACACCGCAGGGTCATTGTCAGAAACCCCAGTTATTAATTTTGCAATCATTCATTGTGCATAATGGCTAAGTCAGTATCCTTATCGGTCAAGCGTGGTGAAAAGCTACCTGTTAAAGAAGGTGCTGGGTTAACTGCCAAAGGTAGAGCCAAGTACAACGCTGAAACAGGTAGCAATTTAAAAGCACCTGCGCCTAAACCAAAGACTGAGGCTGACAAAGGTCGCAAAGCATCATTTTGTGCAAGGATGGGCGCAGTTGCTGCCAATGCTAAAGATGGTGAACGTGCTAAAGCATCTCTTAAACGTTGGAAATGTTAATCATGGCTAAGACAGGACTTTATTCAAACATTCACGCCAAGCAAGAACGCATCAAACAAGGTTCAGGCGAGAAAATGAACAAGGTGGGAAGTAAAACCGCCCCATCTGCCAAAGACTTTAAATTAGCTGCAAAAACAGCAAAGGTTAAAAAATGATCCTTGATTTAACACCGCAGCAATGGAATTTTATTGCCGCAGCCTTGCGTGAGTTTCCTGCAATCATTGCCAAAACATCTGAGGAAGTTTTAGCTGAAATGTCAAAGCAGGCATCTGCCGCAGCACCCCCAACTGAGCCACACGAATGACACCTACCGTCTAATTGCCATTTCCAACGCCACAAAACACTTCAGAGTTAAATGAGGATGTAGCGGCATTGTTAAAGCAGCCAGGCGTGCCGGTGGAACTGTTGAACGAATACAACCAAGTTATTGACTCGCCACAGACTCAGGCAGACATTGATGAGGCGCAGGCTAATTCGGACTCGATGAGCAATGAGTAATCCAGTAGGTCGACCCAGCAAGTACGATCCTGCCTTTTGTGAACGGGCTATTGAACTTGGAAAGATTGGCAAATCGACTGAGGCAATTGCCGCAGAATTGATGGTTGGAACAGCAACTTTGTACCGTTGGAGGGATGAATTTCCCGAATTTCGAGATGCCTTGGACTTGGCAAAGGATTTAGAGTTGCTTTGGTGGGAAGATACCGCCCAACAGAACCTGATTAATCAGTACCAAGGCGATAATCTCAATGCCTCAGTCTGGTCACGCTCGATGGCTGCAAGGTTTCCTAAGAAGTATCGGGAATCAACCAAGACTGAGATTACAGGTGCTGATGGTGCGCCATTGTTACAGGGCATCGAAGTATCTTTTGTAACTCCAAAGACTAATGAGTGACGTTCAAGGCGCAATTGCAAAGGCTCAGTTTCCAGTAAAGTTAGCCTGCCTATTTGAAAAGTCACGGTACAAAGTCTTATATGGTGGTCGAGGTGGGGCTAAGTCTTGGGGCGTGGCCCGTGCATTATTGATCCTTGGGGCTAAGAAACCAATCCGTGTTCTTTGCGCCCGTGAGTTTCAAACATCCATCAAAGATTCGGTTCACAAGCTATTGTGCGACCAAATCGAGGCTCTTGGACTGCTAGGTTTTTATGAGATCACCCAAGCATCAATCCGTGCAACTAATGGCACAGAGTTTGCCTTTGCCGGTCTAAAGAACAACGTTGCCAACATCAAATCCTTTGAGGGTGTAGACATTTGCTGGGTTGAGGAGGCGCAGACCACTAGCCGATTGTCTTGGAATATCCTTATCCCAACGATCCGTAAACAAGACTCAGAGATATGGATTACGTTTAATCCTGAGTTGGAATCTGACGAAACTTACCAACGCTTTGTGTTGAACCCCCCATCTGATTGCATTGTGCAGAAGATCAATTGGTCGGACAATCCTTGGTTTCCCCAAACGCTCAGACTAGAAAAGGATGCCTTACGGGATCGTGATCTAGAGGCGTACAACACGGTTTGGGAAGGTATTTGCCGCCAGACGGTAGATGGCGCAGTCTTTGCTAAAGAAATGCAAATGGCTGAACTCGATGGGCGCATTACCCGTGTGCCATACGATGCAGCCAAACCTGTCCATGTGATCTTTGACTTGGGTTGGTCAGACTCAACAGCCCTTTGGTTTCTACAATTTGTGGGCATGGAAACCCGTCTGATCCGATACATTGAAGATAGCCAAAAGACCATTCAGCACTATTTAGCCACGATGCAAACCTATGGGTACGTTTATGACACGCTATGGTTGCCCCACGATGCACAGAACAAAACCTTGGCTGCTAATGGGCGCAGCATCGAGGAAATTGTTAGAAACTCAGGATTTAATACAAGAATCATCGAAAAAGCACCAATTACCGATTCTATTAACGCTGCCCGTACAATTTTCGCAAGTTGCTATTTCGATAGAGAAAATTGCCACGAAGGTCTACAATGTTTAAGAAATTACCGATATGACGTTGACCCAGATACCAAAATGTTCAGCAAAACGCCGGTGCATGACAATTATTCGCACGGTGCTGATGCGTTCAGGTACATTGGGTTAATGATTCACGAACCACGGAAAGCGAGGAAACCTAAACCCGCTTACGTTCAAAGCGCAGGATGGATGGGATAATGGATGACTTTGATTCACGCATCGAGGAAGCTAAGAAATTCCTGCGATTAGCAGCTGACGCAGACGCACAGAATCGTTCAGAGGCTCTTGAAGATTTAAAGTTTGCAGCTGGCGATCAATGGCCTGTCGATATTCAGAATAGCCGCCAGTTAGAGGCTCGGCCCTGCCTGACCATCAATAAGATTGATTCTTATGTGCGCCAGGTCACAAACCAACAACGCCAACAGCGACCACGAATTAAAGTCCACGGTATGAATAATGAGGCTGACGCTAAGTTGGCTCAGATCATTACAGGAATCTGCCGCCATGTTGAGGTTAATTCTGATGCTGATAATGCTTATGACAACGCTTTTGATTACGCTGTCCGTATGGGTTGGGGCTTTATTCGTGTTGTTACAGAGTATGTAAGGGAAGATTCGTTCGATCAAGAGATTTACATTAAGCCGGTTGAAAACCCATTTACCGTTTACTTTGATCCCAATTCAGTTGCACCGGATGGCTCAGATGCTGAAAAATGCCTGATTACAACGGTGATGGATAAGAAAATCTTTCACAAGATGTATCCAGATGCTGATGATGGATCAGGTTTTAGTCAGCGTGGAACTGGTGACAGCAACGCTGAATGGGTGATGAAAGAGGATATTCGGATTGCTGAGTATTTTTATACTGAGCGCA